TACGCGGGCAATCGGAAGCAGATAATTGCCCGGGTGGCAAAATATGTGGAGGAGAACAAAGAAAAAACACGGGCATGGAAGACGGCCTATCGCCTCCGCCATCCGGAACAGCAACACGTTCATCGGCATAATCGCCGAGCGCGGATGAAAAAAGCCGAAGGCCGCTTGACCGAGGCGTTGGTACAGCAGGTCTACGAGGACAACGTCAAAAGGTTCGGGAGGCTGACGTGTTATCTTTGCTTTCAGCCCGTTGAACTCCGCGAGGCAAGCATCGACCACCGGATTCCACTCGTCCGAGGCGGAAATAACACCTACGACAATCTGCAAGTGGCGCACCTGCTTTGTAATCTCCGCAAAAATAAACGCACGGAGGCAGAGTACCACCTTCGGTTCACGGAGGTGTTTTGTGACTGAGTCCGTGGAACCCAGAGAACCGGACATTCTCTATCCGCCCGGAAAGAATATCGCGGTATTACGAAACGGAGAGGTTCTCCCCATCGGACCGCGGTCGCTTTCCCCGTCTGAAATCGTCGCGCAGATCCGGGAGGTGGTCGCTCGGCCCTACAAAGGCGAGGACGAAAACAAGTGGGGGATGTCCGTTCTTGAAGCCGCACTCGTGGCGGCCGCCGAAAAAGCAGCCGATGGTGATATCGATGCACTCACTCGGATACTCGATCGGCTCATGGGCAAGCCGGTACAACAGACAATCACCGCCTCTGGAACCCTGAAGGAGTTTCTCGATGAGCTCGCAAATTCTGACGCCCCAGCAGGCGGCGGTGTTGACCCGCTTAGTAACTAATCTCGAGTTCTACGCTCGGTCTTGCCTGAAAATTATCGACAAGCAGGGGCTGATACGTCCGCTCGTGCTCAACCGCGCGCAGATGGTCTTGCACGCGCTGCTCGAGAAACAGAAAAAAGACACCGGGATGGTGCGCGCGGTGGTGCTGAAGGGGCGTCAGCAGGGGTGCACGACGTACCTCCAGGCCCGGTATTTCCACCAGACGTCCTTTCGCTCGAACTTGTCCGCCTACGTGCTCGCCCACCAAGTCGAATCGACGATCAAGATTTTCAAAATGACACAGACGTTCCGGCGTAATCTCCCCCAAGACCTTCAACAGCCGCTCGAGAAAGACACCGAGCGCGCGATGGTCATGGAGAATGGCTCGGGGTACAGTGTGGGTACCGCAGGGAGCGCGCAGATCGGACGCGGAATGACCGTGCAGTTGTTCCATGGGTCCGAAGTTGCGTTCTACGAAAATGCGGATGCCTTGAGTACGGGCTTGATGCAGACGGTTGCGGACGCTCCGGGCACGGAATTGATTTTTGAATCCACCGCCAATGGCCCCGGGAATTTTTTCTACGACCTTGTGAACGGCGCGATCGCGGGGAAGAACGGTTTTTTGCTCGTGTTTATCCCGTGGTACTGGCAGGAAGAATATCAAGACGCGGTGGCTTTGCAGGAGCGCGACTTAGACGACGAAGAACAGCAGTATTACACCGCCTACAAAGACGACGGACTGACACTCCGGCACTTAGCGTGGCGCCGGAGAAAAATTGCGGCGTTTGGTGGGGATAAAACAAAATTTATTCAGGAGTACCCCTGCAACCCCGAAGAAGCGTTCGTGCAGGCCGAAGGCAGATTTTTTGATCTCGCGCGCGTGCACATCGCAAAAGGACGCAAACCCGTGGACGATCCGTACGCGCCCCTTGTGATCGGTGTGGACCAAGGACGCACCGGAGACTGGACGTCCATTTGCCGGCGACGCGGGCGGACGATTTTGCCATTCGAACGCATTCCGGCGGACGACGGGAGCGAGCGCGATATGCGTCTGGCCGGTCGGCTTGCACAGATCATCGAACGGGAGAAACCGGACCTGGTGGTCTTGGACGTCACGAACGAACACGGCGCAATGGATCGTCTTCACGAGCTCGGATATCCCAAGCGACTCGTGAAAGGCGTGCATTTTGGCGAACAGGCGATCGACAAAACTCGCCACAGAAATATGCGCGTTCAGATGCACGCGGATTTTCGCGAGTGGTTCGCGGATCCGGACGTGTCGATCCCGAACGATCAGAAATTTTTGACCCAACTGGGTTCCGTGCCGAAAGAAAAAGAGACGTCGAACAATGTCATGTACCTCGTCCCCAAGGACGACATCACCGCGGCACTCCGGTTCTCCCCCAACGATCTCGACTCCGCGATCCTCACATTTGCGTTCCCGGTCCGCAGAAAAGCCGCGGCCGACGGGAGCGCAAAAAAGACAGGATCCATCCGCACGGAATATAAGTCCGGGCTCAGGAGTATGAGGCGGAAATGATTTTTGTTGACAGGGGAAAACGCGGAGCGTAGATTGTGCCGCAGGAGGGGCGAGAGATGATCGTGGAAAAAGACGGGATCACAGATAAAAGCCATTTAGTAAATACCATCCTGCGTTTTTCTTCCGTTCAAACCACCCCCGAACTTGTTGGACTCACGGTCGACAACTACCTCGAATTTGCAAAAGAAATTTACCGGGACGGTGTAATATCCGGCTATGCGCTTGTTTTTAATTTTTGTGGGATCCGCAGTTTCCACGGGTATAAACTCGTTGAGGGGTTTGGGACGCGGGCGTTAAGAGTCGCAAAAAACATGATCGAAAAGTTTGGGGTGAAATATATCACGACGACCGTGGATCAGGTGAAGACGATCCGGGCCGCGCGACTCTTAGGTTTTTTCTGGAAAGAACAACACGATGATGTTTTAATCTTGGGGAGGGGTTGACATGAAAAAGATCATTCGGTGGTTGGTAGGTCCCGCGGCGATGGGGATGTACCGCGACATGAAAAACAAGACATTCAACCGATCGAAGATTTATCTTTGCGATCCCGTTACGATAGGCGTTGTCGCGTTGATGGCCGTTGCAGCCACATCGACAACGGTAGCGATAGCAAATAGCGGGGACAAGAAAAAGCCAGGCGGTGCCCCCGCCCCCGCCCCGGCCGCGACGGACATCGGAAACGTCGGTGATGTCGGAAGCGTGGATAACCAAGCCGCGCAGAGACGTCTTGCGCGACTGTCAAAATATTTTACTTCGCCGACCGGAGTGATGGACGGATCGACGGGTAGCGCGGGAGTTTTTTGATGGTCGACGTCTCGCTCATCCTGAAAGAATTTTCTTCAGTCAAGACCCGTCGTTCCCCTTGGGAGAACGTTTGGGAGCTTATCGCACGCTATATTTTTCAACGCAAACAGGGTTTCACCACGATCTCCGCCCCCGGAGATTTCTACACCCACGAAGACGTCCTCGACAACACCGCCGGGCAAGCTCACCAGACGATGGTGTCATCCCTAGACGGCGCGCTTTGGAAAAATGGCGGACGTACTTTCCGGATATGCAAACCCCGGCAAGCCCGTGACACACGGGAGATCAAAGAGTTTTACGCTGAAGTGAACGCCCGTACCCAAGGTGCGATGGAACATGAGAACGCCGGGTGGGGCACGGCGCGTCAAGAGGCATTTTCAGAAGGCACAGCGTTTGGCACCGATGCCATCGGAGTTTTTAAGGCGCCCCCAGGCAAGACACACAAGGTCGAGTATCGGGCGATGCCGCTTAAAAATCTCTACGTCGTGGAGGATTCTCGCGGTAAGGTGATAAAAGAATTTTACGAATACGAGTACGATGCATTTCAACTCGTGGGCGAGTATGGTGACGTGGCGAAAACGGACAAGGTGAAAGCCGCGCTTGACGTCAACAACAGGGAAACCAAATTCAAAGTCGTTTGGCTCGTGCGTCCGAACGAGTCTTCTGAGACGATCAAGTACAGCTATGAGTCCATCCACGTCCTCTCCGAAGATAATTTAGTTCTCCGTCACAGTGGGTTCTCCGGGAACAGCATCATCGTGTCTCGGTTTTACAAAAACGAGGGAGAAGAGTACGGGCGATCCCCCGGCTATAACGCGCTTTCCCCGACGATTGAACTAAACGGGGTTGTCGAGATCATCACCCAAGGTGGAGAACTCACAGCCCTACCCTCCTGGTATATTCTTGACGATGGTTCTTTTGGGAATGGTACGATCGACCGATCGCCCGGTGGCGTCATCCCCATTGACGCAACATCCTCCCGGATAACCGGGATGGCGCCTATCGGGCAAATCGGCTCTGTGGGTTCTCTCATGCCGCTCTTAAAGCTCATGGAGATGTTAATCCAAGAGATCAAGATGCATTTCCTGAACGACAAACTGACCGACCTGAATAACACCACTCGCATGACTCTCGGGGAAGCGCAGATACGGAATGAACTCCGGGCGGATAACACAGGAGCAATTTTTTCGAGACAGCTTGACGAGAAGTTCACCCCCGTGATTCGCCGGACGATCGCAATTCTCGAGGAGGAGGGAGAACTCGGCACAGTACCCGGGACGGAGATTTTTGCGCAACTCGTGGCCGCCGGGAGAGCTCCACTCGTGATTCCCGCTGAACTTCTTGATCTCCGCGAGCAGGGGATCGAGATTTATCCGATCGAGTACATTTCCCCCGCGGCTCGCATTTTGCGGTCCGAAGAGATCCGTGGACTGATGAGTCTTTGGCAGTTTGCCGCAACCTTTTCAGCGGCCGCGCCTGAACTCATGTTCTGGATCAACAAACGAAAAACGATGCCGCTTGTGAAGGAACTTTACGGCGCTCCAGATGATTCGATCGTCTCGGAAGAGGAGTTTGAGAAGTCTTTTGCGGATTATCAAAAGCAGATGGCGAACCAGCAACAGATCCAATCGGCGGCGATAGCGGCGGAGATCGCCAAAAATAGTGCATCCGCCAACCAACAAAACGCCCAAGCAAACGCCACAAGAAGCGGGATGAACGGGATGACCAATGGTGGTGGCGCAGGAAATCCTGCGGATATGCTGACATGATACTGCCAACGACGATACAGAAGTGCATGGTCGACGGGTGCGAGAATCCGGCTCCGCCGGATGGCAGAGGCCGCCTCCGAAAGTTTTGTACAGATCACTTCAGATTCCGCTGGAAGGTACCCAGAACAAGGATACCCAAAGTGGAGCAACAATGTTTGGTACCAGGATGTGAGAATCCCGCGATCCCCGGGCGATACGGGCGGACGCACAAGTGTTGCGGGGAACACAGGCGTTGGAAAGAGCTTATCCCTCGTGCGGATGAGCGTCCGATTTGCGCGAAAAAGGGTTGTGCTAATTTAGCAGCCAAAGACGGTAATGGGCTGGGGCTTTTCCGGAAGTTTTGCGAAACGCATCATCGGTTAGACCACGGGATGAAACGGTACACGGGTTTTAGGGATCGATTTATTGCTAAAGTTTGTGTGTTATGCGGTTGGGAGGGGCCCTGCGACAGACATCGGTTAATCGCGGGGAAAGAGGGAGGAAAGTACCAGAAGGGTAACGTGGTAAGTCTTTGCCCCAACTGTCATCGGTTGGTGCACCGGGGGTATGTAGAAAAAGAGCGGGTCATAACCGCGATAAAAACATGGGGGGAAGTATGAGCGGAGAAAAGCAACCGGAAGAACTCGCAGAAAACCTGAAGCAAAAAGAGTCCGCTCGCGCGGAGGCAAGACGCATCATCGAAGAAGCGCGTATTGCGATCAACAGCGCAGGGGAGAACAAGAACGTCGAAATTGCGTTGCGGTATATCATGCGACTTAGTGGATTTCACGTCAATCCCGTGACCGTCGGAGGAGACGGTGATGTGAAAATCAATTCCACACTTTTTAACGCGGGGCGGGAGTCCTTGTATCACGACATACGGAAACTGATGTCCGTAGAAACCAAAAACGTCATCGAGAGGAGTGAATAAAATGTTTAGACATATCTGGTCTTTTCCGAAGTTTTTCTTTGCCACGGGCGGGGATGGTGGGGCGGCCGGTGCAGGTGCGGGCGCAGGAACCGGCGGAGATGCAGCTGCGCCTGCAGCTCCCGCAATCACCGCTGAGACTTTGGGTGCGCTCAAAGATGATGGTTTTCGCGCGGTTCTTCCGAAAGATATTGCCGCGAAACCGTACATGAAAGACGTAAATTCGTTCGGCGATTTTGTGAAGAAATTTGACGGCGCGCAAAGTCTTTTAGGGCAACGGGTGGTCCCCGATGCGACCTCAACACCGGAACAGTGGAAAGAATTTCATGCAAAAACGGCGCCAAAAACGCCGGAGGATTACAAATTCCCCGAGGCCGTTGAAGGACTCGATCCGGAGTTTGTGAAAAAAGCGGGGGAGGCAAAGTTGATGCGTCCGCTTCTTCACGCGGCGCAGATCAGTCCTCACCAGGCAAATATTTTGTTCCCTGGGTTTTTGAAGATGGTCAAAGACGCGGAAAAGGCGGATACAGCAAACAAAGAAGCGTCGTTTTCTAAGCTGTCGTCCGAGCTTTTTAAAGACCAGAAAGACGCGGTCGTCGCAAATGCCAAGAAATTTATGTCGACGCACATCCCGGAAAATATGCTTCCGATGTTGGAGTCGCTTGACGATAAGCAGATGACTCTCCTGATCGCGATGACGGATGGGATGGCGAAGAAATTTACCGGCGAAGATCCGTTTCGCGGCGGTGGCGCGGGCGCGGGATCCGGCGGTGGAGAAACGAAGGACGCACTCGTCGCGCAAATGCAAACTATTCAGCGGGATCCGGCGTACGCTGACCCGTTCAAGGATCGTCCGAAACACGCAGAACTGGTAACCCGGATGGAGGTGATCCGAGGCAAACTTAAGAAACTTCAAGGTAACACTTGACAGACTATTGGTTTTTGTAGTATTTGTATCACGTTAATTAATTTTAATTTTCCAGTGACATTTCAGTAATCGTCCGGGGTTTCCGGGGACCGACGAAAGAATAACTGGGTCAACCGAAAAAGAAAGGGAACGCATATGAGCTGGGATACAGTGCAAATCACTGAGTTCAATGCCGCTCTTGACGTACAAGAGCAGCAAATGACTTCCCGCCTTTTGCCGCTTGCGATCAGAAAACCGATCAATGGTGATGATTTTGCTTACGACGGCCTCACGGAAGTCCAAGCATATCATGCGAACGGCAGGAACCCTGATATTCAGCCCTTAGAGGCTTCGTTTACCCGTCGGAAAATGTCCCGGGATCGAGTGGTCGTAACTTTGTTGGTCGACAACAAAGATGTCCGTGGTATGCTCACGGATCCGCAGAGCCAGTTGGCTCAACTCTGTATCGCGGCAGTTGAGCGCGAGACAGATCGCGTAATCTATGATGCGCTTTTTGCGTCTGTCTACACGGGCCGTAATTTTGGTACGACCGTGACGGCGGCCTCAGACGGCGTGACCACGGTGGACGCGACCGCCGGTTTCACGTATGAGAAGTTGCTTGAGATCCGCGCTAATTTTATCGACGCAGAAGTCGGTAATCAGGGCGTGGTGCCGATCGCGATCGGTATCTCGGGTGATGAGCATACGGACCTGATGAGCGAAGTTGAGCTCACCAGCGGGGATTACACCTCGCAGTATGTGATCCAGAAGGGGATCATCACGCAAGCGCTCGGAATGGACCTCATCGCTTTTGGCGGTGGATCCAGTATCACCGATCCGATCCTAGAGATTGACACCTACAGGATCTCTTTCGCGCTCGCGTCCAAGGGTGTCGCGCTCGGTATTTCACTCGATCGGAAAGTCGAAGTCAAAGACTATCCTACGAAAATCGAGACGAGCATCATCAACGTCATCAAAGAACTCGGTGCGGTTCGTACGCAAGGTGTCCGGGTTCAAAAAATTACGCTAACCCCGTAAGAAAGGAGCAATCACATGGCTGCTTATAATGATTTCGTGACGCAGAATGCGTCCAGCAAGAAAGCCAGCGTCGATGTTGCTGCTCGTTCGACGGGGGCCGTAGTTAAAAAGGCGTGCTTTTGTTTTGAGAAGGCCGCCGCCGATATCAACGGTTCGATCTGGCGTATTGCTCGCATCTCGCCTTTTGCGAAGATTCTTTCGCTCAAGTTCGCGTGCGATAACATTACGTCTTTGACGGATCTTGATATGGGGTTCTACAAACCTCTCGAGGTTGGTGGAACGGAGATCGACAAGGACTGTATCAAGGATGGTCTTGACCCGCACACCGGTCAGACCGCTTTGGTCGAAATGTACGTGAAGGCTACGGGCATTGACGAAGTGGGCAAAGAAGCATATTTGCTTGCCGGTATCACCGCGGCTAACGCGAAGAAGTACGGAGCTTTTGACGTGTGTTTGACGGGTAACACCGCGGGTGCCGACACGGGCACCATGGCCGGCGTACTCGAATACGTCGAATAACCAAGCGAGGGGGAGATTATGGGTTCACCGGTTTCGTCCGTTGAAGTCTGTAATCTCTCCCTCGATCTTCTCCGGCACAATCAGCTTACCACAAGCCTCGACACCCCCGAGACAGAAGAAGAGGCACTTGGCTCCCGCTGGTACGACGCCACCCGCCGTTCCGTTCTTCGGATGTTCCCCTGGAATTTCGCGCGTAAACGTGCGACGCTTTCCCGTGTTTCCGTGGCGCCGGAATTTGGGTACGCCGACGCCTATCAACTCCCGAACGATTATGTGTCTCTTGTGTTCTTGGGGGAGGACCCGACAGACAATATCGAGACGGACTATGTGGTGGAGGGGAGACAGTTGCTCATGGATAACAGTGGGGCGTCTTCCGTAGAGATTTGTTATGTCTACGACATCCAGGAGGTTGTTCGTTTTGATCCTATTTTTCTTATGCTCCTTGTCGCAGAACTCGCCATCGTTTTTGGGAACTCGATCACCGGACTTAACAAGAGTATCGCGGGCATGGAGAAATTACGGGACCGCTGGGAAGCAAAAGCGCGGGCGAAGAATGGGCAAGAGAACCCTCCCCGAAGTAGGTATGTGAGTCCACTGCTTACAAAACGGAGGGGTGCCCGGAGATCAGGAGCTACTGACGGCCAGCACCTATTCTCTTAATGTCGGTCAATCTTTTTCAGAACAATTTTGCGTCCGGAGAACTCTCTCCCTCCGTTTGGGCGCGTAACGATCGTCCGTTCTACAAGAACGGCCTCGAGATATGTAAGAACTTCACTCCTCTTTTGACCGGCGGCGCCCGCTTCCGCCCGGGTACCGGGTACAGTGTTCACACTCGCGCGAATGCCGATGCCTTTTGCACGCCTTTCCGCTTCAATATCGATCAAGCATACAGTCTCGAATTTACCGATTACAAACTTCGCATCCATCGAAACGGTGGTGTCTTGTTAGAAACAGCGAAGGTGATTACCAACGTGGTTATCGGGACAGACCGCATCACGAGTACGACCCATGGGTTTTCTACCGGGGACGAAATTTATATCGACTCCGTCGTTGGAACAACGGAATTAAACAAGCGATTTTTCCTCGTGGTGTACGTGGACGCCAACACCTTCACGCTCAAGGATGTCGACGGAAACGCAATCGATATGGCGGCCATGACCGCGTACGTGTCCGGAGGGACCGCAGCACGCGTGTACGAGATCACCTCGCCTTACACGGTCGCCGAAGTAAAGCAAATCAAATACTGCGGCACCGCGGATCTTATGTATCTCTTCCACCCAGACCATGAGCCTCGGGTGCTGATCCGTTCGGGCGCGACGTCTTGGGCGATCAATATGTATACTCGTTATTCTGCGCAATGGACGATTACCGGGATCACGAATGCGGACCCGGGGGTGGTCACCACGGCAACGGCACACGGACTTGTCGCGGGGGATAGGGTTTATTTAGCACAGGTTGTCGGGATGCTCGAGGTGAACCACACAGAATTTCTCGTAGGGACGGTGGGATCCACGACGACATTTCAGTTGAAGACGCTCGCGAATGCTAACGTAAACACTACGGCGTACGGTGCTTGGGTTTCCGGGGGCAAGGTTGCTCAGGTTCGCGACCTTGGACTCGCAATCACCGGCATTTCAAAAGCCGCCGCGGGGGTGGTGACGATCGCCGGGCATGGGTATGCTACGTACGATAAGGTTTATATCGACGGTGTTGTTGGGATGACGGAAGTAAACGCCCAATTTTATTGGGTTGAGAAAATCGATGCCAATACATTTTATCTGACAAACGAACTCGGGACTAGACTCGATACTTCGGGCTATACCGCTTGGTCTTCCGGCGGGACCTCGCAGCTTATTCACGGACTTTTTACCAAGATCGGGGACTTTCCTACTTCCGGCGGTTTCTACGGCGGACGTATGGCGGTCGGCGGCCCGGATAATGACCCCGACACGTTCTGGTTGTCCCGTGGTCCGGACGCGGAGACGGGGGAGTCCGAGTTTGATGACTTTTCGATCGGCACCGAGGATACGGACGGCTGCATATTTGTGATCCCCGC